GTTGGTGCGGCTTGCTGTCCGCCGCCCAAAAGGGATGCGAGCTGGTTGATGTCGATGCCCTGCCCCGGCTTGGTTGGAACCTTGGCCACCCCCGCAGGTGGCTTTGCCGCAGCGCCCGGAGTTTTGGGGGCACCTGCGCCAGCGCTGTTCATGATCTGCTGGCCAGTCAACGGCGTCTTGCTGTTCTGCATGTAGCTGGTGTCGATCACCGTGCCGTCGGGCAGAGTCCAGTTGCCAGTGTCTGGGTTGTACTGGTAGTCGTCCATGGAGCCAATGTTGGTCCCCGAGGTCTCATTGGTCAGATCACCGAAACTCAGGGCACCGTTTTCATCCGGCATGAAGTGGCCCGTCACCTCGTCAAAGTACCCCTTGGTTTCCGGGGCATAGGTGGGCGGGGCAATATAGCCCTCACCGCCCGGGGCAAAGTACCCCTCGATCATGTCGGAGCTTTTCGGCCCGTCGAAGCCGCCCTTTGGCAAAAACCCAGCACCAGCCTTGATGATGGCCGCTGGGTCCTCGCTTTGGAGTGCGTTGACCATGCCAAGCGCCTTGCCAATGTCTTGTGTGGAAAACCCGGCCACCTCAGAAACACCGGCCAAGTTCGCCCCGCCAAGCGCAGCGCCCAGCAAGTCCTTGCTCTCCAGCGCCTTGAGCACGGTCGCCGCCTGCCGGACGTTGCTGAGTGTGTTTGCCGTCTCAACACTTGCCCCAAGTTTCCCAGCCAGCGGCACTGCAGCACTCAGGCCAGACAGCAGAGCCTTTTCCCAGTCGCCTTTGGATGCCGCGTATGCTGCGTTGGCGGCAGCAATAAAAGGACCCGCGCCGGGAATGAACGGAGCTGCAAAGTTGACCATGGGCCGCAGGGTGCTCTCGCGAAACTCCACCCAGTCGCTTTGCTTCGGTGTGGAGTAGGCCACTGGCGTGCCGTCCGGCGTGAACTGCAGTTGGTATTCATTCTTGAACCCATGATTGGGCATGGTGACTGCCGCGCCAGTGGGCTTGTGGTACAGCTCAATGTCCATGTAGGTTTCAGGCCCGTTGTACCCTTCTTGCGTGCGCTCCACTTGCCGCTGGCCAAGGTCGTAGAGGGAATCTGTGCCGGTCTCGGCCAGCCGGAACGCGGTATCCCAGACCGTATCAGCCTCTCCGATCTGACCGCCAGAGGTCGGCACCTTGTACTTCTTGCGCTGGTCTTCCAACTCTTGATGGATGGCGATCACCCGGTCGGCAAACGAGTTGCCTTTTTCGGACTTCATTCCTTCAAGACCGCCGTACGTCTTGCGGATAAAGTCGGCAGTGATGTCGCCAGAACGCGCTTGATTGGCGTACTGGGAATATGCGTCGTCCCATGGATTTGCCATGCTCATCTCCCGCCGGTTACGGCAGCCTTGATACAAAGTTGACCGTCAAAATAACAGACGGAATTGCGGGTCGGGTGGGGCTCGTGTTTGCGGCGTAGTGCTCCAAGAACACATCGACGCTGCTGGCCCACCACTTGATTGTCAGGTATTCCGTGTCCGGGTTGGTGACGGTGAAGATGCCGGAAATTGCTGGGACGATGTGCGTCCACACGGAAGCGCTTTTTCGGGCGGGTATGTCATACCGCGTGTTGGAAAGGGGATAGTTTGCGCCGTCGTAACCGGCCCACACCTCAAACGTCTGCTCATCATTGCTGCGGTTGGTTACCTGCAGTGAGAACGTCACCAAATACTGGCCAGCGGCGTCAAACCAAATCTGGTTTCCGCTGCGAACCTCCACGCCCTGCGTGATCACCGGCTGGTTGTACGAGACAATGTTCTCCGACGTGATGCCCGCGCTGGTCTGATCTTGATCGCTCATCAAGAGGGCGTGAGGGTTTTGGATCGCAGTCCCGCCATCAACCCCAAGCAGCGAGTTGATTACCCCCGAGACGCGGTTGAAATACAGGCGCAACACGTTCGTGAGTTGATCCACGAACTGCGCCCCATATGACTGCGGGGCAAGTGGCAGCGCTGGGGGTGGGATTTTCTGGAGCTCTGGCATGTCTACCGCCTGCCATCCGGGCGCAGATCAAGGCGCGGTGCCCCGAGCTGCCACGTCACGCCAAGGCCATCGCTCTCCACCTTCACGGACATCTGGCGAGCCCGCACCCGGGTGAAAATCTGGCCGGTGAACTCTTCAATTGGCAGCACTGCGGTGCGCGTGATTGGCCGGTTGTTCTCGCCACCCACCGAAGGAGGTGTGGTGTAGCCAGAGCCCGAGTTCTTCAGGGGCTGCATGTACATCCGGGCCGTAGGCGACTCCGATTCGGACCCACGGAACGTAATGTCGGGCAGCACGCGCCACAGGAACATGAAGTTGTGGCCGTCATCCAAATCGAATTCAGCGGACGTGATCGTTGCAGTGATTGGCGCGGGCATGGCCGTCGAGTTGTCGTCCACACCAGACTCGTGGTTCACAATGTTGTTCACGTACGTCGCGGCAATGGGGTAGTCCCGCAGGCCGGAGTCCAGCCATGCTGTGCGGCCCATGGTGCCGTAGTACCAGATGTCTTCGAGGTAGTTGTAGACGACGTACTTGTCCACCACCTGAGACCCTGCAGAGCAGTAGAACCACCAGACCTCGTTGAAGCCCTCATTGGTCCCCGCGAACACCTGCGGGTACTGATTCTTGTCGAGGTCAGAGAAGATGTGCTGGCGCAGGTCACAACGCAGGGTCTGCACGCGACCGTCGTATTTGTAAAACTTGTCCACGCCCATCCAGAAGGTAACCCCAGAGGCGATTGCGACTGCGTTCTGGCTGACGATGGAGGTGTTATCGCCAAGCAGGGTTGCGCCCCATACAGCCGGTGGCCCGAGATACTGCAGGGCGTACACAGCGTTGTCGGTGAACACAATAATTTCTTGGCGGGACTGGATGGCCGTGACAATCTCCGACCCCCGGGATAACTGCAGGCCACCGGCTTGGTTGGTCGCCGCTGGCGTCCAGTCGGCTGCGTTCTCCTGATCCGACCAGCGGATCAGCATGGGGTTCTGGTCGGCGCTTCCAAGATCGTTACAGCCGAAGGCCAGCACGAACCGGCTCACATCCGATACCAGCAAGCAGTTCTGCACTGTGGGCACATCCGAAGCGCCGCCAATGGCTGTCAAGTTAATAGCTCGGGTGCCTGTGCCAGCCGAAGAATCCCAGTAGTAAATGGCTCCGCCGCGTGGCCCGAAGATCAGGTCTTCGCCAAAGTTGAACTGGCTCCACAGGCGCAGGGTTTCCAAGGACGAAGTGCCTGTGCCCCACACACCAGTTCCCCAGCCGCCCGCACCCCAGCCGACCACAGGAACAGCAAACTCAAAACCCGTATTGATTTGGTACGCGGCAACAACCGAAGCCCCGCCGCCCGGGGAGCCGGATACGTCCGTGGCGTTGGCCGTAGCTGAGACGGTGATGGTGTACGTGTTCGCGTTTACCACGGTGACTTGGTACTCTGCGTTGAGCACGCCAGCCGTGATGTTTCCGCCAAGTCCAACTGCCCCACTGAAGGTCACAAAGTCCCCAGTGAAGCAACCATGAGCCGTGTCTGTGACGGTGATGACGCTGGAGTCGAGCGTGGCCACGAACGGGTTGTTGTTGATGGTGCTGGACGCCCGTACCGGCGTGATGTCATAGTACTGCCCACCGTTTTCAATGTAGAACTTGAGGTTGGTGCCCACACCCAGCAGGTTGGCCCCGCCCAGCGTCACCCAGTTCCACAGGGACCGGCATACACCAAGGAAGGAGTTTGCCGAGATGCGCTCCCAGCCACCGATTTTTTCAGGAGTACCGGAGCGGAACCGAATCTTGTCGCACTCGTACCAGCCAGCCGCATACGCGCCGCTAACCCCAGTGGGGCCGACATTTTCTGAGAGGTAGCGCGTGTTTTCACGGCTCACCCCCGGGCGGAACATTAGTTTTTTGAGTGGCATGGTTTACCTCAGCGTTGCGGCATTTTCGCACTTAACTCAGGAACAGCGCAATTTCTGCCTCTCGGCGCTTGACCAGCCCGGGGAGAACCTTGCCGCCGCCCTTGGTCCACGCCCGGAACGCCTCGGCTGCGCCGTCCCAATCACCCCGGTTGGCCTTCATGCGGATGGTGCTGCGCTGGAGGTTGCCTAGCCCGAAGTTGAACGATATAGATACCAAAGCGTCAAAAGCGCCTTGCCTGCCAACAACGCCGGGAACAAGACGAAGAACACCCCGTTCAAAAGTTCCGACATCAACTCGGAATAGTTCGTCGATCTCTTCTTTCGTCCAGACACGGTTGTCCTCCGGTTTCAGTGGCATTTCCTTACGGATCATGGGCGTGGTCTTGCCTTCGACACGCATCACGGGGAGTCTGATCTGCTCTTGGTACAGGACGTGGCCGTAGCCAATCGTCCAGATGTGCGCTGGGCACAAGTAGGGTCGAGAGCGTTTGCCCTCGAACCGGTGCATCAGGTCTTCGCCTGCCCTGCTCAGCTTCACTTTTTGCTCCACTGGCGGCTACCAAACCAGAACCCAATGATGCCGCCGAGCATGGCCATTTCATCGCTGGAAAAGATCAAGTCGGAGTAGCGAATGATGTCGTCAATGCTGGAGATCAAGTCGGGGCGCTGCCACAAGTAGATTGCCATGAAAGCATTGATCGCAACCAGCTCGGCCACAAAAATGTAAGTCACTGTCGGGCGCACGGTGCCAATGTAGTTGGCAACCCATTTGCTGGCCTTCTCAAGCACCTTCTCGTCGTGGGCAAGCGCAGCCTCAGTCATCCGGGCATCAGTCTCCATGGCCACCTGATCGGTGCGGACCTCTTCGATCTTCAACTGGGCGGCAAAGCCCTGCGCAGCCATGGCCAGCTCACGCTCGTTTTGGAGCGCGGCCAGCCGCAGCTCGTGCGCCTGATCGGCTTTGTTCTGAAAGAACTCCAGCAGCTTGGGAAGGCCGGAGATCAGCAGACCCCCGAGAGTTGAAAACAATGAAAGCATCAGTGACCCCTTTTAGTTAACATGGCGCTGGCGATTTCCAGCATGAATTTTACTTGCTCGATGTCTTTTGGTGGCTCCGCCCAGCCCACCGTGATCTGGCCTACAAAGCGGTGGCTGTCTGGCGGCACGCTCACCCGGCAGGTGTATGTGACACCTTTTTCTAAGTACCACAGGCCAACCTCAGACTGTGCGTAGCGGTACTCCCCGCAGGGGGTCTCGTTGGTCATCAGCTTGACCACATCTGAATTGTTGGACGCATTGTGGCTGAACAACCCAACGTCGATGTCCTCAATACCCTTGTCCCGCCCGTCCTTGGTGTAGGCCCGGTACAGCACCCGACTGTTGAACAGCGGGTTGACTTTGAACACCGCCACCACCGCAGCGCCCGTTTGCTTGAACAGCATGGAGCTGGCTTCGTCAGTCCGGCTGGTGTTGATCTCAGGCAGCTTCTTGGACTCCTTGTAGGCGTCGCGCATGAACTCTTGGTTCTGCCACAGGAAGTAGCCAGCGAAGGCCACCACGCCCATAATGAGGATGGCGAACAGCTTGAACGGCGAGTCCACATACCCGAGCACTTTGTCTAGGGTTGTGTTGGCGTTCAGCTTGTCGTCGCTCATTTTTTGATGTACAGCATGTAAATGATGATGCCGTAAATAAGCAGGCCAGTAAGGATGAGTGAGGCCACGCCAAGCACCAAATACTCGATGAGTTGGTCCATCTTGGCCTTGCGAACCTTGATGGCCTTGATTTCGGCCTCTTTGGCTTCCCTGCGCCTGCGAGCAGCGGCTGCTTGGAATTTCTGCCAGTCAGCCCACATACCCGGACGGCCTGCGTAGACCATGCGTTCACGCAGCTCAACCTCTTGGGCATTCAACTGCTCCAGCGCCATGAACTCTTCGAGGTCAGAGCCTCCACCTTTCTTGGTGGCATTCTCCTGAATCTTGGCTTTGTTGTCGAAGTAATCAAAGACCCGTGAGCCGAGCTGGTGTAGCTCTTTGCCGTTGGCCAGCGCACCTTTTATTACTGCAAAGGCCGCATTGGCGGCGGCAATTTCGGCAAGCATCTACAAACTCCATACAAGCTGAGCAAAAATTCTTGCGCACCAAACCACAAGCCCAATCAGAAGGGCCGCTGCACAGAATGCTACGGCCCAGTCTTTCATGGCCCCGTAGTGGTTGTCGTGGTGGTGTTGGTGCTGGTCACCACAGTTGGAGTAGCCGTATTGTCAGTAATACTGCCACCAGCAAGGCGACCACTGTTGCCAGAGTTTGACCCACTGTTCGCTCCAATCGAGTAAGTACCTGAACCGATCACGCCGTTGCCGCCGATGGTTGTGACATTGGCCGCTGGCGCTTGAATCTTCGAGGC